CACAGTGTGGGGCCACAAGTTTGCCCACGGCAAACTTGCGATAACTTCTGCCTTTGAAGAAACTTCCGCAAGTTTGGCTTTGCCAAACTTGCAGCCCTTCGCTGAAGGGCGGGCGTCCCAGGCTTTTTTTGCGGTGTAGGCAGCCGCGGCAATGCTCACCGCCCCGCTGCCCCAGGCCTTTTCCTGTTTTTTTGCCGCTTTTTCGGATTTTTCCCCTGCTTCCTCTGTTTCCTTTCCGGCATCAGCGGCGGCTTTCCCTGTCCCCTTAATTGCGGTTAGCAGCCTTTTCATTGGCCCCTCGGCCTTTTTCCCGGCGTTGGCCGCCGTTTGGCCATAGGTGTCCATGGCCTTTTGGGCCGTGGAGGTTTCGTTTTTCAGGTCCTTTGTTTTCGCTTTTGTCCGTTCAATTACCGCCGTGGCGTTGTCCTTCATGTTTAAGGACGCGTTTAGCTTTGCATCAGGCATTTATTTTTTCCTCCCCTCTGCTGCAATTTCATCGGATGCCGCCATAAACGCCTTGACCCGCACCGGCAGCTCTAAGTACTGGTTTGGCAGGATGTTGTGGTTCTGGAAGGCAGCGTGTGCCAGCCTGGCAAAATAATCGTTGCCTTCCTCTATGAGTTTTTTGCTTCTTTTTCCAAGTCCTCAAAGCGGCCGGCGGCCCGGTTGTGCCGGTTGTAAACCTCTATGAGCCGGCCCAGCTCCCCGTCTGTCACCAGCTCCATTAAAATTTCCGCCGGGGTTAAGATTTTCCCGTTGTGCTTTTCGGCAAAGGCGTTGACCAGTTCGATGGATTTTAAATTGGGGGTGACAAGGGCCGCTGCCACATAGGCCGTCATGCTTTCCACCCCGCTTAATTCCGCCGTTTCCTTGGCAATTTCTGTGCCCTCCCTGGCCCCAATCTGGCGCATTTCCCACTCCAAGGGGCGCCCCTCATCGTCCACAAAGGCATCGGAAAGGGTGAATTTGATATTTTCCTTGCGTACCGGGTTCAAAAAGTTTTTCAGTGTGCTCATGTTACTGCCTCCTCTATGCCATTTCGCTGATAATGTCGAAGCCGTCAAAGCTGCCGTCCGATGTGTGGGTAATTGCTGCTACAGATTCATCATCCAGCATACCCATTTCAATGTCGTTAATAATGCAGTGGCGCAGCTGGTACTCCCCGCGGCCGTGGACGTTATTGATTTCGTTGTAATACTGAATGGTAATGTCCGGGTATTCCCCGGTTTCCATCCAATGCTTGTACAGCTTGGCAAAGGCTGTGGTGGGGCAGTAGGAAAGGGAGAAGGTGCCCTCCAGCTTCCGCATGGCGTGCTGGCTCATCCTCTCCCCTAAAAAGTTCCCCTTTTCCACTTCCCCTGTCAGCTTGGGGGAAATTTTCCTGATTTTCAGTACATTCAGCATTTCCCCGTTAATTAAGGCGTAGCCGTTGCCGTCGTTGCCCGATGGGATATTTTTCAGCCGTTCTTTTCCTGCCATTTACTTCCCCTCCTATCTGGAAACTACTTCTAAGTAAATCTTATCCGCGGTGTCCACCACGCGGACGCCGGCGGTCACCTTAATGGAGTCCCTGGCGGCAAGCCCCACAGTGTGGGGCCACAAGTTTGCCTGCGGCAAACTTGCGATAACTTCTGCCTTTGAAGAAACTTCCGCAAGTTTGGCTTTGCCAAACTTGCAGCCCTTCACTGAAGGGCATACGTCCTCCGGCGTGAAGTCCTCAATGTAGCCATTGTCAAGGTAATTTTCCGCTATGAGCTTGACGCCCGCCCCACAGTGTGGGGCCACAAGTTTGCCAAGGGCAAACTTGCGGTAACCCCTGCCTTTGAAGAAGTTTTCGCAAGTTTGGCAAAGCCAAACTTGCAGCCCTTCGCTGAAGGGCGTGCGTCCCTGCTGTTCCTGATTTTCCCCACCGCCTTTTCGCTGAGCAGCTTTTCCAGGTCCGCCGTAATGGTAAACAGGGTCCGGGTAACCAGGTTTTTCCGCCAGTCCTCCGGGTGGTCCGCGTCAAATTCCGTCAGGCTGTTGATGTCATACAGTACGCAGACCCGGTGGTTTTTTTCCACAAACAAAATTTCCCCCTGCGCCGTTTTCGCCTGTTGCTGCCAGCGGTCCAGCTTGGGGTTTACCTTTGTCCAGTGGTCCACGGTCCTGTTGGTGGCGCTTTCTTCAATGCCGCATTTGGCCTGGATGCCCGCCATGGTGGCGCAGGCCTCCGCCGCCGTCAGGTCGTACTGGGAGGGGCCGCCCCCCACGGTATTGTTGATGAACTGGACGCCCTTTTGCCCCGGCTCGTTCATTACCACCTGGATGTATTCCCCCATGGTTTTCAGCTTTTCCGCAAAGGCGGCGTATTTGCCCTTGACTTCCGTATTGGTGCCGGTGTAGCAGAGGATATTGAAATCCTGCTTTTGCAGTTCGTCCAAAGCGGCGTCGTGGCCCTCTGGCCCGGTTGCGTCCCCATTGCTGCCTCCTGTCAGGGCAATGGCCACTTCCTGCAGCTCCCCGGCGCCCTCTATGGCAATGTAGGAATTGGCGTGGAAGTCCTCCGGCTTGCTTACGGCCTGGGCGTCCATTTCCCGGGTGCCAAGGTAGGTGCGTATAACAAACAATTCCCCGCTTTGGGTCACCGTAACCTTAATGTCGTTGCCCCGAATACCGCTGTAGATTGCCTTTGCCGTAACCCCGGGGGCAAGGGTGCCCTGGGCTGGCTGCCCGCTTTGGGCGTTAAGGCGGTACAGCAGCAGGGCCCCGGCGTTCTGCATCACCTCCCGGATAAGCTTGATTTTCGGGTCGGTGAAGTCGTACCCGAAGGGGGCTACCGTGTCATTCCCATAAAGGAACGTGGTGAACTGGGCGCCCCAATCCAAGTCAAGGGCCATGGCCACCGTGCCCCGGGCAGAAAGGGCCGCCTCGCGTTCCCCCGCTGTAATCTGGGAGTATACCCCGGGCAAAATTTGTTTTGTAATTGCCATTTTATTCTTCATCCTCCTTTTCTTTTGTGTTTACCTTTACCCCCGCCTCCTCAATCAGCGGCGTGTTGTCCGGCCAGCGTTCCCAAACGCTTGTGATTCCCGTAATATTTACAATGCCGTCCACTGTATTGGCGTCCGCCGCATACATGGTATAGGGGTATTCCATGCCCGGCAGGGGCGGAATACTTTCCGCCATGTCCATGAGCCTCATTGCCGCGGCCTCCTGCTCTGTCTGGGCGTTGATGTCCTTGCTCATGTAGGCAATATTGACGCCGATTTGGTACTCATGTTCCCCGCCCAGCCGCTTTTCCCTGTGAATGTTTGTTGTCTGCACAAACACCGCCGGGGGCAGCTGTTGGATGGGCTTTGTCTGCTGCTGGGGCACCAGGTAAACCGGGGCGCTGGGGAACAGCTCCGAAAGCCTTACTGATACCGCCAGCTTAAAGCAGTCGATACAGTTTAAGTCCCCAGCTGCCATTTTTTCGGCAAGGGCTTTGTCCTTTTTGATGTTTTGGCTTAGTTTCAGGGTCATTTTTCAAACTTCCTCTTTGCTTTCTCTACTTCTTCCTTCCAGTATTGCTGCAAGTGGTTTTCCATGAAGGCCACTCCGGCGTTGAAAAAGAATTTCCCAGGCACATAGCCTATGGTAACACCGTTTCTTACAATGCGGTGGCCAAAGTTTACATAGGGGCCATAGAAAACATTGTTGTAAAATTCGCCCTTCCAGCCGTCCCCCTCTCTTTTGGTCCTGTGGGAGTGCCAGCCTTTTTTCAGGGTGCCGCCCTGTTTTGTAAAACTGGTTATAAAGTGTACCTGCTCCCCTGCCCTGGTCATAAAGAAAACCTTGTCTGTATATTTCCCGGTGGGGGTTTTGTCCTTGGCCTCCCTTTTGCCTTCTTGGATTGCCCTGTCGGTCACCCGCTTGCCCGCCGCCTGGATGTCGGCCTGCAATTCCTCCAGCCTTTGAATAAATTCATCAAAGTTATACTCCACCATTACAAAACACCTCGCTTTGTGCAGCGGCAAAGTTTGTTTAAGTCGTATGTGAACACGGCGCCCACGTCATATTCAGCCGTTTCCCCCTTGTGGGTCACTGTCAGCCGGTCCCCCTCCTGTATGTCCGTTTCCGGCGGGCAGTACAAGGTATATTGGCTTTGGGCCTGGGCTGCCTGCTCCCCCTGGGTCAGCACCGGGGTTGCATCCGGGGACAGGTGGCAGGGTATCCCGCTGTGGAACAACTGAAAGTCAATGGTTCCGCTTTCTTCATCCACCCGGTACACATCCGCTGTATCTGTATACAGGGCTTGCAGGGCGTTCCTGCCCGCTTGCATGGCGTTTTCTATCATGGTATTACAACCCCTCTTTTGTACTGGCCTAAAATAACCCGGTTTTCCTCTATCACCTGGGCCGGGCTGATTGCCACCTTGGAGCTGCTGGCAAGGTTGGAGGCGTTTTGCCTCTCCTCCCCCCCTGTTTCAAAGGAAATGGTGGTGCTCCCCTGTGTGATGGACTTCACCCCCGCTGCCTTTGTGCTTTCCCCGCCGCTTTCGCTGCTGGAGGAGCTCATTTCCGAAAGCAGGCCGCTGGCCGCCTGCTGGGCTATGGCCAGCTGGGCACAGACAGGGTACAGGGGCCTTGGCAGGTCCAGCCGCCGCAGGTAGCTTTTCAGAAACATGGCGGCAGGGAGGATAAACCCCTCTGCCGCCGTTTTCTGTTCCTCCGTCAGCTTGTACAGGCCGATATACTTTGCTATTTCCGCTTTCTGATCCGGCATCATGGTCTCTACTCGCTCCCTATGGCTTCGCTGGCGGTTCCGGCTTTTGTGAGCACCTTCACGGCCAGGTCCTTGTTCAGGGTTTTCACGCCGCAGAGCATATCAATGGAAATAATGTCGGTTTTCTTTGTCATATCGTAGCCGTAGACAACCCGCAGGCCAAAGCCGTCGTAGTTCACAATGGCTGCCTTGCCTGCGCCGCTTGGCAGTACCAGGGGCCGGGTCACCAGGGCAAAGGCGTTTTTGTGGAAAGCAAGGTTTTGAATAACCCCGCCCGCTTCTATAACGTTCTGGTCCATGTAGGTGTCAAATCCGAACTTCCTGCCCAGGGAAGCCTCCCGCAGGGCGGTGCCGTTATCCCCCACCTTGTCCGCCTCGTGGAAGGTGCCCAGCTTCAAGTACGCCGCCTCGGTCAGCGGGTCAAGGACAAGGCGGCGCTCGGTCATTGGGGCCTTGGCCTTGTTCAGCTGCGCCCCGGCGTCCACAATCCCGTCAATATTTGTTGGCATGGCAGTGCCGTCCCCCACGGCCGCGGTAACGTCCGCATACAGGCCCAGCAGGTATTTGTCCACCTTGTCATTGAACGCCTGCATGGCTGGCACAATCAGCTGCTGGGAAAAGCTTTCAATGTCCATTGCCATTTGCTTGGAGGTCACCGAAAACGAAACATCCAGGTGCTTGTCCATTTTCACCTCGATTCCGCTTTCCGTAGCGTCCTGCAATTCAATTTCACTGGTAAATTCCTTTGCCACAAAGGTTGCCGGCTTGCGGATGGTAATGGTATCGCCTACGCCGGCAACAAATTCGCTGGAGTAATCCCGGTGTACCAGTTTGGCCATGACCGCGTTGTTGCGCAGCACCATGAGGGCCTCCCTTGCAATAATATCAGGGGTTAATAATGTGTTTGCCATAATCATTTTCCTTTCTACTTCGACCGTTCTTTAATGTATTCTTCCATGCTGAGGCTACCAAGGTCTTTCTCTCCGCCCCCGCCGCTTCCTGCCGGCGGGGTGTAACTGCCGCCCTTGGGTAAAATCTCCGCGTATTCTGTTTTTGCCGCTGTCACAAGGCTGTCGAAGTCCTTTGCCTTGCCGCTTTCGTCCAG